ACAGTAGCATAGTAATAGAAACCACTTCTGTATGGTTTAAATACATAAAGCTCGTTTATCTGTGATTTAGTACCATTACCAAATGTAGGTATTCTCTTAGGGTTATCAGAATTCTTATAGTCTTTCCAACAAGGATGATAATAGTATGCCTTAATCTTTCCAGCAGTAGCCTTCTCAGCTCTTAACGTCTCCATAGGAAAGTGAGATACTTTTAATATCTTAGTCTTTGCTTTGTTATAAGTTACTTGCATAGCACCTTGACCTAATAACTTATAATCATTTACAAGTCTCTTAACTTCTCTTGGTCTAAGTAGCTTTTTCATTCTAATGTAGTCCTCTGGAAATATATCAGAATTAGTAGATTCTAATCCTCTACCATACACCATATCAACAATACCATTGATACATCTACCATTAGTAGGACTATCAAGGTATCTATCTATTAGCTTATCAAAGTAATCATTCTCATTACCAAAAGCAACCCATTCTTTATTGTGGACTTCTTTTATCTCTGGAATTTCATAAGAAGACATATTAACAATTCTAATACTGTCTTGATATGCTTTTTTTTCTGATTTATTCTTTTTTGAACTCATTATATTATATATGTGTTATCATCAACTGGATTGTATGGTTTATAAATAGTACCATTACCAATCTCGTGTTTCTCTGTTTTAATCTCTTGTTTTGTCTGAGATGTAGCATAAATCTTAGCTCTATACCATAACTCATCATCTTTAGTTATTTCTAAATAATAAGTAGAATCTTCTTCAAGAATAGTAGGTGTGAATGTAACGATAGTGTAATTTGGAATACTACTTAAATACATATTGGTTATTGTTTCCTCCTTACCATCTCCATCTCTTCTTAAATTCATAGAAAAACCTAAACCTTGAACAAACGTCAAACAAGTAGATTCTTCATAAACACCATCCCCTTTTAAAACCCTTTCTTTAAATTCAGAGCTATACGAAGTTCTTGGTGCTATCGTTATTGTTTTATCTCCAGATGTTGGTTGTAATATTAACATACTATGATAACTGAAAAATAATATTTTGTTTTATTTAATAAAAAACCCCACCAATTAAGGCAGGGTTCATTAATTATTAACAATAGCTATTAGCTTACTGAGAAACCAGCAGCAGTAAGGTTCTCTGCAGGAGTATTTCCAGCAACAGCTTCAGCGATAAAGTTAGCAGGAGCTTTCTCCATACCTGTAAAAGATAAAGTGTAACCACTCATATCTCCCATAGCACCACCTGTTACTACAGTACCTCCAGTTACGTCAGAACCATATTCTAATCCAGATACCAATAAGTTTCCGTTGTTGTCCTCTATAACAATGTGAGGTCTTCCAAAAGATAATAATTTAATTGCTTTTTGGTCTTCTTTAGTTAATTTTTTAAGTGTCAACTCCAACACTTGCTCAAACATAGTAGTTCCATTTTCTCTACTTGATTGAATGTTTTCTGTGTAGGTAGAGTTTCCTCTAACCTCGAATTTGAAAGCTTCTACAGAAGCACCTACTGAAGTGATGGTAGTTCCATCAGCATCATAAACTACATCTGCTAAGTCTATATCTGCATAATCTACAAAGTAAACTGCATTGATACCTCCTACGCTATCTTTACAAGGTTCTAATCTACCTGCTGTTATAAAATCACAAGCCATAATTTTTTATATTTTATTTATTAGTTAATAAAAAAGGGCAAGTAGATAATATTCCACCTACCCTCTTTCTTTTATTTAAATGCTAATTCTTAGTTAGCTGAGTTTGCAATTCCGTAAGTTACGATATCTTCAACAACACCATACTGTACACCAGCAGTAAATCTCATTATGATTCTAACATTTTGAGAACCATCTAAGTCTCCCATGTCTAAAATCTTAACTTCTTGGTGGTCTGATAATAAACCAGTACCGAAGTGTAAGTTATCTTTAGTAGTAGCAATCATCTTGTTATCAGCTAAACCATTAGCCATAAAGATTTTTACACCATCAAAGTATAGTACGTTAATGTCTTGGTTGTTACCTTGTGCATTAACACCATTTGCTCCTTGTCCTCCAGATTGGAATCCACCTAAACTTCTCTTGTAAGCTCTAAATACGTTTTGAGCAACATAGATGTATAAGTCTTCTCTTCCGTATAATGTAGAAGGAATTGCATCAACAACTTTTCCTAATTCATCAATAACGTTAGCAGCAGTTACTGTAGTTCCTGCAACTTCTTGAGCAGCTGGTAAATCAGCATCAGCAGCTAATAAAGCAGAAAAACCATCAAATGAACCTGCTCCATCAGCACCACTCCAAATGTTTTGCTCATTCTTTTGTGCTACTTTAGCAGCAACATAAGAGATTAAGTAATCTTGGAAAGATGAAGGTAAGTTATCAAATGCAGAATATCCCATTTGGATTGCTTCCCAATCAGAACGGAAATCTTTCTTACATAATTCTAAGTTAACTTGTAATTCCTTTGGTTCAAGGATTCTTTCAGTTAATGTTAAAGTTGATGTATCAGCGAAATCACAAGAACCATCTTTTACGATTCCATCTAATTCCATTCTTTTTACAACCTCTTTAAATTTTACATTTGGACGAATAGTTAATCCTCCATTTGCAATAGTGTTACCAGATAAAAGAGCAGCAGAAATATATTTCCCTGCAAATTCTCCAGCATAAGTAGTAGTAATACTTGTAGTAGTAGCCATTTTTTACAATTTTAATTAAATAACATTCTGTTTACTCTTTCTTGAGTAGACATCGGTTTGTTTGAGTTTGATAATAAATTCTTTTTTACTTCGATTGAGTTCTCTGGAGAATGTATAACTTCTTCTACATTTTCAGATAATTCAACTTCTTCTTGTTTTGATAACTCCTCTGGAATTTCTTTTACCTCTCCCATTGGCTTATCTTCGATTAACGCTTTAATCATAGAAAGTAATTCTGCTTTAACTGCTGATAATTCTTCAGAAGTAACATAACCTTCCATAGAAACTTCTTCTTCTACTTCAACTTTTGCTTCTTCTTCAAGAACAACCTCTTCTTTAGGTTCTTCAGCAAGTACAACTTCTTTTACTTCCTCTTTAACTTCTTCAGTTACTTCTTCAGTAGATAATTCTACTTCTTGTTCAACTGCGATGTCTTCGGCTTTCAATTCTTCCTTAGAAAGATTTAATAGTTCCTTGACATTGTTAAGGATTTCTGTTGCTTTCATACTTATTGGTTTATATTAATATAACTGTTTACTTATTTACTGTCTTATTTTTAATCAATTATCTTCTGATTCTTTGTATATTGAACCTATACCTTGTTTCCAATAATAAGGTGCTTTACACTTTCTTTTATCACAGTCTTTATTAGTGTAAGTATTTAAGCACTTACAATATTTAGCTATCTTTGACATATTAGTTTTGTATTTTACTTATAAAGAATATTATATCCCATACATTAGCATTACCTCCACTTGAGGTTATCTTCCATTGAGAACCATTGTTTACAAAACTTGAGTCAGCATAGTATTGGAATACTTGATGATATTCGTGAGTTACATCGTTTCCTTTAGGGAAAGCTATATCAGAACCTAATCTCTCATAAGGAGTACCATTGCCACCTTCTAATTGAAGTCTTATGTATGTCTGGTTAGCATTGGAAGCAGAATACTTAAATACAACTGTTGCCATATACAATTCATTTTCATTGTCTGCTAATAATTTATAAGTACTATTGTTGTAATAATTAATTGAATCATCACTTAAAACAACATTTCCTGCATTATTATTCAATATAACAGAAACACCATCCAATAACGGTAGCTTATTAGAAGAAATCCAATTAGTATCATCATATCTTGCCCAACCAAGACCACTACCAACACCACCTTTAGGGTATATTTTTACCCACTCTCCATTATAAACAGACCATATTCCTGCAGATGTTGTTACATAAGCACCTTCCTCTATATTATAACTTAATCTTTCTTCTTCTGAATTAATATCAGATTTAACCCTGTAAGATGTATTTTTTATTGTTGACATACTATTCTTTATCTATTTGTTCAAGTTTTCTTATCGCCCATTCAACACCACTTGTTCCTCCCCAAGCATCCCACATAATACCTCCACAACCTTCTGAATAAGGTACGTCTTTGTGTTGCTGATGTCTTTTAAATGATGCCATACGAGCTATCGTTGAACGACTTAAAGCAGCTCCACTTGCTAATTGTGATGCTCTTGTCCAACCCACACTCGTGCCACAAGAACTACCATTCTCTTTTTTCCATTTTAAGGCTCTTTTAGCATTGTTTCTTGCACTCTCTGGATAATCACTATAAGATTCCATTTCCACTTCTTCAGATAGCAGTTTCTTTAACTCTTCTAACACTTCAGATGCTTCTATTTCCTCTACATCTACATTGTCGCTAAACATACCCTCTATACTTAAACCTAAGTACTTTCCTTGTTTAACATCTTCCCATACCTCTTCGTTATCTATCTTCATAGTTACTGCCCAAGCACCTTCTACAGCATTTAAACCATATAAAGCAGTTTTATCTTTCTCTGGGTCTTCAACTATCCAAGATTCTATTACAGATACACCAGTAGTCATTTGGTCATCGTGTTCTAATGTAGCATTGTTTAATTTAAGACGTTTTAAGTACAATTCTGATGCTTTTCTTACTGTGTCTTTAGAGAATACTATATTGTACTCATAATCCCCTCTACGTCTGTATATGAGCTTATCTGGTACTAATGCAAGACCTACTATAATTCTTTTATCAGAATCTACTGTTTTAAATTCTACTTTATGTTTGCTTAATGCAACAAAATTCTCTTCTATTGCAGGAGACTCTACTAAAGAGATAGCTTCAATACCATCATCTTCTTTTGTCTCATCTATAAATAATTCTATTGTATCTAAATCTTTCATTTGTTATTCTTTTATAATATGTTAACTTAAAATCTATAAATTGTTTTAATTTAGAATGATGCAGTACCTTTAATATTAGCATCTAATGCTTGTTGGCTTGTAATATCTCTTGATACAACATAAGCCTTTAAAGGTTGGTCAAACTGCCCTTGAATAGCATCTGTTATCTGATTACCAATAGTATTACCTACTAAATTAAAGTTGAAACTTCTGTCCCCTACACCATCTCCTCCACCTGCACCACCTGCTCCTGTAGTTCTTAATGGAACACTTGCTGCATCTGGTTGAAACTTCTGTCTTGCAATCATAGCTACATTTGCTAAACCTGCTCCAATTACAGCAGTCATTGCTGCTATCCTTGCTATTGGCCCTCCAGAAGTTTGATTAGCTGCTGATATAGCTGCCGAAACAGTATTTGCAATACTCATAGATATATTAAATGCTTTTTGAGTATCAAACTGCTTCTTCTTTATAGCGTTTTGTTTTTTTCTTAGTGCTTCATCGTTTATAGCAATTTGATTCTGTATATTCTTTCTTTCGTTAGCACTTAGTTTCTCATTTAATAACCTGTTGTTTAATTGCTCATTTAATTCAGCTGTATGATTAGCTTCAATAGTTAATTGCCTGTCGTATTCAGCACTTATAAAACTACTAACAGCACTCATAAGTTTTTTAACTTGGTCTAAATACTGTTCCAAAGAAGCCATCTCAGAATCTTTAGATTCCCCTATACCTAAAGCATCTCTTCTTTCTTCTGATAACTTATAAAATACCTCAAATAAACCTTTATATTTAGTTTCAACCTCTTTGATAGATTTTTTCTCTTCAGCATCAGCATTCATAGCAGCTTCTCCTAATTTAAGTGAAGCATCTTGTAACAACTTATCATACTGCTGTTGATTAATTTTACCGAGCTTTTTCTGGTAATCTAACTTAACTACAAATTCTTCATAAGCCATCTCTAAAGAAGCTATATGATTCTTAGTTTTTTCTTCTATATTAGCAAGTTCAATTTTTTTATCTAATTTTATTTTTTCCTCTCCGTACTTTATGTCATTTTCTAATCTTCTACTGGTATATTTTCTCCTTATCTCCTCTTTTTCTTTTTCTGTATTAGCTTCAAGTAATTCAACTCTTTCTGCATTTTTTAATTCTTGAGACTCTATTTTCTTTTGATATTGAAGTAAGGCATTTTCATTGGTCTTTATATCTATGTCTAAATCCTTTTTAGTTTTGAATGGAGATATTCCAGAAGACTTCTTTTTTCTTTTAGATTCTTTTCCATAAATTAATTCTAAATAAGTCTTTGTAGGGTCTGCTTTTGTTGGAGAACTTAACATCTCTTCAAACTTCTCTATGTTCTGTTGAGATTCAGAAAGCTCTTTTGCTAAAAATGTGTTTATACCTGAAAGTCCTTTTCCTGTAGCTAATGATGATACTCCAGAGATAAAAGAACCAAAACTATTAAACATATCAGTAAAGCTACCACTATATTGAGCAGTAGTTTTAGCTTGATTTTTCATTTCTTCTCCAATCAATTCTACTAAAACCTTAGCTCTTGCAAGGTCTTGATATTTTAATATAAGTAAATCTAAAGCACCTAATGTAGTAGCTATACTTTTTGGAGTGTCTCCTAAAGATTCATTTAATTCATCATATTCCTCTCTTGCTTTCTTTATTAAACCTTCCTTCTCCTCTAAAGATTTAGAATTATCTTCTAAAGCTTTTTTTAATAAAGTCAGTTCTGTTATAGATTCGTTTACTCCAGATTCAGCTAATTTTTGTAATGATTTATCTGCTTTGTCTACTGTGTTTGAAAAATAATCTACAGCAGATATAAGTGCTTGTATGATTAATAGTGCTGCATTAGCTTTTATGGCTTGACCAAATTTCTTAAAAGCACCACTAATACCAACAACCTTACCAGTAGCAGCATCAACCTTATTACTCATAAAGCTGAATTGAGAAGCTAATTGAGATATGTTGTTTGCCATACCTCTAATACCGTAAGGAGCATCAGAGAAAACTCTACCGAGTTCTAACGCTGAAGCTGTAGCAGCTCCTGTTGCATCACTAACACCAGTTAATCCTTTTTTATTACTACCTATTAAATCACTTGTAGATTTAAGTAAATTACTTCTTGTTTTTGATAACTGAGATTCTGTAGTATTTAATTGCTTTAGGGTTGAGTTATAATCATCAGTACCCTTCTTTAAACTTTTAAGTTTATCCTTTAGCTCATCAACTTCTTTTATTCCTTGAATCTCTAATTTTAATAACGCTACTCTATCTGCCATTTCTAACTAATTTTTTTCTCTTTATATTTGTTTTTACTTCCTTAAAGTTTGAAGGCATTTCATACAAACCTTTTGCTATGTTTATATCT